TAGAACACAAACTCCTTGTCGGCTGTCTCGTTGAGGGCTTCCCGTATGAACTTCCAAGCTGTTGCTATCCTAGACTCGGTGAACCTAGCAAATGGGAACTGTTCATCCGATAAAGCAACGTAAGCCTTGTAAGCCCTGTCGGTAAGCCAGATGGTGCGAGGGTAGTTGTTCTTGGTCTTGCTCAAGTCTACCAGCCATCCGTGTTGTGGGTCTTCCCTTACGGCGGTTTGTGGTATGTGGCGAGCTTCGATAGGACGCATACCTGTGTCTATTTGCCACTCAAAGAACCTCGCGAAGTCATCCTTACCAGCGGCCTCTAAGGTGTCTATGATTTCATACTCCTCCTCCTCGGTAAGGAACCTCATGCGTCCGTTAGATAGCTTCTTCTGCTCTATCTTAGGCTTGTGCGTGAGGAACCCACGATCTACCCCAAAGGTAAGTATCCTAGACAGGCAAGACAGGCGGCGGTTTATTGTAGCCTTAGCCAGCCCTTTCTTCTCCAATGCAAAGATGAAGGTATCGACTGCTCCAACATCTAACTGGGAGACATCGTAGCCTTCCCCGAAGTGTTCAATAACAATCTTTACATTAGATCGTTGGGAGCGCTCGTTGGCGGTTCCCTCCCAGTAACGAACCATTGTCTTGTCTGCTAGTTCTCCTAGCGTGATGAAGTCACCAGTGCCTTCTAAGAGCTCCGTGTAGGGTATCCCTAGGCGTATCCTCTTTTTAAGCTCTGACTCCCAAGCTGCCGCTTCCTCGTAGGTAGGCCATTGGCGGCGGTATCTTACACCTTTGACCATGAAGTCTGCCATGAACTTGTTTTCGTTTTTACCGCTCTTTCTAATACTCATTATTAAGTCTTTCCGTGTGTGTGTTATTTCTAGTTTAAGATCATTTAATCCTTTTTGTGAATCCTCCCTTTAGATATTCACAGATTCGAATCTTTGAATAAGTTGCTAAATGGTATCAATCCTTATATTTCAAAAGTGACGTCACGTTATAGCGTATCAAAACACCCGACTCGTTGATGAGATACGTGCGGCGGTTTCTTTACTCCCCGTCTATCCCAGAAAGCCTTCCAAGCTTCATCGACCATCTTTATGGTTTCTTGGCGGTATTCTCTGTCTATTGCGGCTACCGTTTTGTCGCGGTTTGTTACGCGGTTTGCGTTGTATAGATTGCGGTATTCTTTAGGGCGTGCGTGTAGTGGTGTTAGCATATTATTATTATTTATTTGGTGGTTAGTTTACGTGCGTATTGAATGAGTGAATAAGTAACGTCTGGTGGCAAGTCTAATTGACTCGTGGCGTATCTGACGGCGGCTTCTGGTGTTCCCTGATGGGAAGCCAGCATGTTGTTTATTAGTATGCGTGCGAGGTTAAGGCGCTCGGTGATGTCTTGCATAGGTGTTTGTGGCGGTTTGTTAGCTTGTGTGATTAGATGAGATGACTAGGTCGTGAACCTTTGCGGCGGTTTGCAAGCGGTGCTTAGCGGTCTCATATGTGAGCCCCTTAGCAACAGCATAGGAGCCGACACTCTGGTAGTTCAACAGGTAGTCGAGGTGATACGCTTGGAAGCGCTTTAGTGTGGTTGTGTGTTTGTCCATAGTAGTGAGCGTGTAGTGGTTCCTTATCCCTCGTATTGAATAACATCCGTGTTGCATTGTGTGACAATACATCCCTTTTCCTCGAGATAATCCCAGACTTCATCAAAATGATCCAAGAATAATTCGTGATCTGTGGAGGGTTTAAATTCTGGGGTAGCCTTTATGAACTTGTCATAAGCTCCCCAATCGCAGTTATCATTGTCGTTGATATATGTGTGTATTTTCATCGTGTGTAGTGTGTGTGGTTAGATGTAGCGGCTAAGAACCTCATATTCTTCTGCGGTTACTTCATTTAAGCTGTATAACTCCGCTTGTTGCTCCCAGTCATCTCCGCCAATATCGAAGGCTTCAATGACTTCCTTTTCTGCTGTTTTAATATCAGAAGAACGGAAGCAGTAGTTTGTGAGTGTTTCATATTCTCCGTTGCGGATTGTTACTGTGGAAATGTAGTGTTTTTGTGTGTTCATAGGTTTGCGGCGGTTTGTGTGTGGTTATAGGTTCTCTGCAATGATGGTAACAATTAGCAGTATTGATGCGATTGTGATACAAGAGAACATAATAAAGGCGCTCTCTGTTTGGCTGTCTGTCTTGACTAGTTTAGTGGGTGCGCTGATGCGCTTGGTGTGTTTGTGTGTGTTCATAGTAATGTCGGCCTTACGGCCTAGGGTGCGGCGGTTTGCCTGTGTGTGGTTGTGTGGATTAACAGTTGGGGGAATGCTTAATTAACTGGTCTAGTGTGTCATACCCATGGCGAGCAAACACAATGTCATTCATCGTTTTCTCATTAAAGCCGTTTATACAGATCACAAGCTCAAGCTCTTCTCTGTTTACAAGTGCAAATGACAACAGTTGGTCATACATTTTTTCAAGTTCTTTTTTAGTTTTCATAGTGTGGTCGCGCTGTCGCGCTCTGTGTGTGGTTGTGTGGTTAGTAATGTTGGTGGCTGTCTCATCAGTACTGGTAGCCAACCCAGTAGACGCCTCTCGGCGTTTCGACTTACTTACGAATTAAGGCGTCAACTACCTTCTCACAAGAGAACCTCAAAGTAGAAGCTTTTTCAGCTTTAAGGTGTAACGACATGAGGTAGTCCATGGAGCCCTCTGGAGCTTTGGCACATCCCATGGTTTTCCAGTTACCATGGGTTTGACCGAAGAACTTGGAAAGCTTACGCTCTGAAGCGCAAACCTTGCGATACTCAGAGACAACCTCTGGGCTGTAAAGAGTAGCAATCTTGTCATCGATGGCGCACTCTGTGTCCCACGCTTGGTCACGTAGGCTGTTGATTTCGGATACTGTAGTCATAATATTGTGTGTGTTATTAGTGGTTAATTTGTTGGGTTGCGCCCTTGCGGGCTGTGATGGTTAAATTTTTGTGGAAACGTGGATCAGAAGGTCGTTGTTACCTAATTGACCTGAAAGGGATTCTACAAGTTTAAAACCGTTGTTGTTTAAAATAGTTTCAACTTGGTCGGTTGTGAAGTCATAAGCGTGAACCTCGACTTTATACTTACCTTTTCGGCATACACTGTCGAATCCTGTTACCTTTTTAAGATTAGAAGCGTCCTCTTTAGTGATTAGTGTGTTCATTATGTGTGTTAGTTGTGTGGTTGATTTGTTGTTGATGATTAGAAGACAATCAGAGGTTGTACCCCTATGCAAGCTTTTTCTTGATAAAAGTGAAAATAAATTGAAGAAAGTCTCGGAGACCGCATAAACACTGAGCTAGAAGCCGAAAGTTTTTTACAGATAGGCCACAAAAACGCGCCTTTTAGGTAACAAATGGAGAAACTGTGAGTGTTCTGTGGTGCACTTGTGGTGTTCTATTGAGCGCCTGTGAGTGCACTTGTGGTGTTCTTGTGGTGCACTTGTTGTGTCCTTGTTGAGTGTATATATGTAGTGAGCTGTGAGTGAGCATTGAGTGGCCTATGAGTGTCCTGTGAGTGTCCTGTGAGTGTCCTATGAGTGTCCTATATATGTGATATGCAAAAACACGCCATCTGCCAAAGACAGACGAACACCCAGAGGCACCTCGAAACACACTCATTGCTGCACAAAAGGGATTATATATCCTTCGCATGTCCATAGTAGTAAAGGGATACCCCCCTTGCGCTGACAAAATGCTGACAGCAGGCGCACAATCCCGACCCCATCGGGGGGAATTTTTTCGCGGCTATATACGTATACCCCCTCACATTTTTATACCAAAACAAAGGGAACACTCAGGGGGAGCAGTTTTTACCATCGTCTTAGGCTTTGAGTCTTGCTCAGGATACTCAACACATTCATAGAACACTCTGAGAGCCTCTAGAAAGCCTTTGTGTGCTCTACGAGGGTGTTACCCTATGCAAAGACGCCCAGAGGCTTTTAAGGGTCACTCTGAGCGTCAACACACACACACAAACAAACGTAACACACATATACGTTATAAAAAGTCTTCGTCGATGTCCTCGTCATCATCATCATCCACTTCTACCCACTCAAAGTCATCCTCGGACAACTGGAAGGTGTTCATAAAGGCATCGTGGTATTTCATGGACTCTATTAGGAGCCCTGTAGTGGCAAAGGGGTCACTAGATGCCATATCAAAGGAGTGAGGGGCGTCCTCTGGCTGAACAATAAGAACATAGTTCCTGTAGTGCTCTCCGAGGAGTGCTTGGGCTTGTTCTAGAGGAGTCATTTCTTGGGTTTCTTAGGTATAGGCTTTTTGCTCCAGTCAATATCATCGTAGTTCTTACGCTGCTTGGCTGGGTTATGTCCTTTTCTTGGTTGGCATCCTTTTCCCATATTATAGATAAGAAGCTTTAAGGTGATTTATAAGTTCAAGGAGAATATCTCTGTGGTCACTAAGAGCATCCTCGTGGATCGTTAGAACCTCTGCAAGTGTTTCGATGTTGTCCTCTGAAGCTCTAAGGGCCTTATGAAGCATCACTAGTGACCCTGAGGTGACTAAGATATAAATTATTAGTAATGCGTGCTTCATTTATAGGGAATACTGGTTGGTAGTTATCACCTGTCAATACTTTACAGTGCTTTTAAAGGAACACTCTTATTCCAACATAAGGGACACTTTAAGGGAGGAACCTATTACCAGTACCTACTTAATCACTCTTTTTCAAAGGATCACTAAGTGTTTCCTAGTAGGGACTATTTTAAGGTTTGTTCTTAATAGTAGTCAAGTTTATAAAAATATATTTCTTATTTGTTCTAATACCCTCTTCCCTTCTACCTATACTGTAGTCTCCTTAATTATTGTTGATTATCAAGGACTTAGAGAACCACTTAAAAGGCTTTGTTACCAAGTAAGAGTGTTACCCCCACCTTTGTTCTTATAGTAGGCATCTTGGAAGCTCTGTAGCTCCTTATCAAGCATCTCTACCTTCCTCTCAGCCATCTTTACTTCAGCATCTTGAGCCATTTGTTCTGTCCAATAGGCAACAGCCATAGACAAGGCATCAAGTCTGTCATCGTGGGTAATAGCTCCTCGGTCTCTTGTTAGTCGAGACATCTGGTAGAACAGGGAGTATTTTAGTTGGGACTCGTGGGGATACTTCTGGATAGTCTTAAAGTCATCTTTGACCACATCGGGGTCTATAACAAGCCTGTGACCCGCCATGACGGGCTCTAGGGTGTCTATGATACGTTTCTCCTTCTGGGTGCTATGTCTGACCTCCTCAATACTCACAGGATAGATACGACTTAACACAGGCTTTAGAACCTCATTGAACAACCCGTCACCAAAGTTACTCTCGGTAACGATGTAGTTCACCTTGTATTTCTTAGCTATCTCAGCGAGTTCCTCTAGGGTTTCCTCGGAGTAACCGCCTGACAAACCACCAGCAGCAGGGACGTATAGAGTGCCGTTGAGCATCTTACAGACCGCATAGCCTGTTTCATCCTTACCTCTACCAGAGGGGTCAATAGAGAGCACACTACCAGTGTAAGGAACCATCTCTCCGAGTGTCTTAAAGGGTCGGTAATATCTCTCCCCTGCAAAGGCCACATTGGGAACACTAGAGTCCCACTCAAGCTGAGGGTCTCTAGCCCACACGTAGCGCTCAGGGGCTACCTCGTTGTCAATGGATGTTACTATCAGGTCACTAATCTTCAGAGGGAACTTCTCAACATCAGACAGCTTACTATCCAGCATGAACTGCATGGTATATCCAGCAGACCCATAACTGATCTTACGTTCCGCTAGGTCGATGTCAGAGAACCGTAATGGCTCTGTAGACTTGTTCTCCATCTCTGGGTCTACACAGATGTCTGCAACGCATCCTTCATAAATCTTTTCGTTGTGGCTTTGTGTGATGTAACTAGCGGGCCAAATCTTGCTCTTATAGCCGCGTTCTTGGAGTTTTGTATAAATACTGTCAAAGGTCTGAGGTGTTCCTAGAAAGAGGATTTTACAGGTATCGTCGGGTTTAAGGATAGCGTCGAACTCTTTTACTTGTTCCGATAGCTTCTCCCTCATGAGCATCGTAGCGCTGTTGTTGGCTACCTCGATGTCATCCGCTACAATTATGTCAGCACGAGAACCTGTAAGCTGCGATGAGATACCTAGGGACTTTACTGAGGGAGCGTGAGAGGCTGGAGCTGGGCCAACATCAAAGGATATCTTAGATTGTCTCTGGTTGTCCTTAGGGCGCAAGTGGTGAAGTATCTCCATCTCGTTAATGAGACGAAGGGTGAAAGTAGAGAAGTCATCACTACGGGTCTTACTAGCAGACACCACAAGGATGTTCAGGGTGGGGTCTAAGAGTAACTGGTGAACCACATAAGCGGAACAAATCCAGCTCTTACCACAACCACGAAACGCTTGCACAATGGCACGCCTATCCCCGTTCTGCATGTAATCCGCTATGTTGTATTGAAGCGGAGTAGGGTCAGGCAGGTTAAGCTGTTTCCAGCATAGAAATAGGAAGTTCTTAAAGTCTCTTAGCTGTGGGGGTACTTCCATATAGGTTACTTGTTACGACCTCGGTTTTCCTTCTTGGATTGAATCCGTAGGTTACTTGTAGAATTATTCTTGGGGTTTCTGTCCTTGTGGTCAATGTCTTTACCAGCAAGCTTAGAAGACCCGTGTTTCTTTACCATGAGCCGCCTTGCTTGCTTTCTAGCGTCATTCCTTCGGCGCTGTTCGGGCTTCTTGTGGTAGCTCTCGTATTCCTTTTTGTAATCCCTATTCATCTATTTAGAAGCTACGCGGTCAACACCTTCGTCATCAAAAGGAAGGATACTGACTAGGTTAGCCATAGGGTTGTCGTTGGTTACAGTCGCACTGATTTGGTTGTCCTTTAGGAGTTGCCGAGCAGCGTTAAGGTCACTAGGGGAAGCCTCTCCGCTCTGGATGCGATTTATAAACTCGTCAATCAGGAGGTCTTGGAGACCATAGAGTTTTTCGTTACTTTCTTTACTCATTTATTGTTTCTCTTGTTATGAAAATCAAAAAGTATTTTTACCTTTTCGCTTAGACTTTCGAGGTTGTAGTGCATACGGGCTAGGATAATAACTAGGGTTACAAAACCCACGGCTACAGGCCATAAGGTTGATATCCATTCACTCATTTCTTTGTAATTTCTTTGTAGATTTTAATACCTAGATAGAACATTGTTAGAAGACCAACACCTATAGCTACGGCTGTGTTTATGTGGTCAAGGGTTAGTGTTCCTATAATTCCACTGGTGGCTATAAAGGG